AAACAATTTAATGGGATTCGATTTTGATGATGAGATTAAAGATTTAGCAGTAGAACAAATTGGAGCTGAAGTATCTCCGATTGAGCAAATAGGTTATATCAAAAAGAATGGTGAATTGTATGCTGATCGAGCAGAAAAACACTATTTTAAAAATGAAAACCCTAAGTTAGAAGAAGCTTTTGGACCTCGCACTACACAACCTCCTAAATTTCCAAATGGGAGTGAACAAATTAATTCTACTTTGAAAAAATTGCACAATCCCAAATTTGGAGTGCCCATTGATTTAATCAATAGGGCTGCACTAGATTATTTGGAGACTTCTTTGGATGGTGCCAATTTTGATGGCATTATTAGAAGTTTGAGGGAGACTCGAGACGATTTCTTTACAGTACGCTCGATAGATGAAGCTACTCATGGAGATAATACTGGAATTGTTCGAGGTATCAACAATAATTCATCTGCGGGATGGATTTATGGTGGAAAGAAGACTACACATTTTAATATGGAAGTTGACGGTGATCCAATGGAAATCAGAGAATTATTACCTTACATCAATAAAGATCTTGTAAATCAGGAAATTTTGTGGCGTAATGGTGATGGTACCTTTGATCCTTTCAAACGGTGTTCTAAAACCAATGAACTTTTACCTTTAATGAAAGCCTTGGAAAAGACTAGATCTTTCTATGGTAATGATATGGTTTATTTTATCAATATGACTCGCGGAATTATTCCTCTAAAGCATGTGTTACGCACAAATATGCAATTGAGTGAGTGTTTTGTAGGTCTTACTGCTCAGAGTAAACAATGGAGTGCCTTGAAGGATTATTTGACTAAAGAAGACGAATTTACAAATTTTGTTTGTGGAGATTTTTCAGGTTATGACACCCAACTTCCCAAAGCTTTGCTTGATAAAGCAGCTTGGATTCTGCTAGAAATGGCAAAAAGAGGTGGAATGTCTAAATCTGATCTTCAATTTTTGAGAGGTAGCTTATCATCAGTTGTCTCTCCTACTCTTCTTTGGCAAGGACATGTTCTCCGCATGGCAAATGGTCAACCATCTGGGCAACCTTTGACTGTAGAGATTAATAGTATAGTTAATAGCTTACTTATGCGCATGGTCTTCTTCGTTATTATGGATCGTCACTATCCTAGAA